TCTGTGAATTTACCTGAATCATCCGTAAACCTTTCTGAGTCTATTGCTAAACCTTGGTTATACGCTTTTAAATAAGCTACTGCTTCTGCAAATTTCTTTTCCGCACTTAAAAACTTCTTATCTTCGGCAATAGCCGCTTGATCTTCTTCTGAGAGCAAAGTCACGGCATCAGGAATATCTATAGCGCCTATGTCTATACCAGAAGGATCAATAAAATCCATACCAGAAAAATCAGGCTGTATATCCCGAAGAACCATTAAATCACCAAACGGGTCAAACCCCGGCTGTGGTTGTTGAGCATATATTTCGGGTATTTCTGCTGGTGCTGGTCTACTCATATCTCACCTACGGCGTCGGCAGTGTTTCAGGCAGTGCTGAAACAAGAACTACGGTTACTAGAGTAGACGGTACGGCAGGGCGGGGACTTGAAGCCGCCATATAATCTATTGTTATGCCTGTATCGTCTGTTGCCCACATAAGTTCTATGTACTGCCCTGCTGTTATATCTATGGTAAAACTGTATTCAAAATCATCTACGCCACCAGAACCTGCTATGACGTGCATCCTGCCAGTGTTCGCTATGTCTACTCCACTTCTTCGTACCCAGAAGGACAACTCCTTAGAGTTAGCGTTGGTACTAGTTAACTCTACCGAAAGCTCAAAGTTGTAAACCCCTGAATGTATTGGAGTTATTCTTGTCTTTGGGGTGCCTGTTACACTTATGGCTTCCCCTAGATACGTATTCTCAAACTGCAACGCATACGCTGTATCAGGCGAAGCAGCGTTCTGATCTACCGTAGAAAAGAACTTACCGTTCGGGGACTCTATAAACTGTCCGCCATATTCCCCGGTTAACAAGTTTACATTATTAGCTAACCTATTGAAAAACAAACGCAAAATATTATTCAGGTCATCTAAGTATGTCCGCAGAATATTCGTTTCAGGTGGTATCGGCAGGGCGGGAGCTTCTACCTTATTTATACTATCCCGCGATGCCACTAGCCCCTCCTACCGTCAGGCCGCATATCCATCCTAGGTGCGCCTAGTTTCCACGTTACTCCTGCTGCTGTAGACTCAATCTTAATCGACATCTGCCTACCCCGTACCCGTATAAAGACCTGCCCGGTAAACTCCTCTACAGGCACTGTGGCTGTTCTAGTAACAGTAGCGTTGCTGTTTCCACCCACAGAAGCTGGGTTATACCGCCCAGAACCCGAGTCTTTCAAAGGGTTTAGAGTCATCGTAGCTGCTGGAGCACCAGTTGTAGAACCCTCAAAGGTCATGTCTGGCAACATCTTGTTAACCAGCATAAACCGATCCCCGTCATCCAGATCAAACTGCGTCGAGGTTATACTAGCCGGTATGGCCGCAGGGACGCCTGTCTCGTTGTCGTCCACGCCTTTTTCATGGTTGACTAGTTTGTTGGTAAAAGTAGCAGCTATAGGAAAGTCACGTAGGTCAGAGTCAAGCCATGCAGATCGTGCCAGATTACCGTAGTACCAGATGTTTTGTACGTAGTTATACACCACGTAGCGGTCATTCTGAGTAGCGCCCGCAGAACAATAAAACCACCATATTTCGTCAAACTGCTCGTTGGAGCCGCAGATTACTTGGTCAGCTTGGCCTTGGTTAAAGTCATCAAATATATAGCTACGCAACTCGCAAGGTAGTGTCTTAACAGTACCATCGTAGTAGTAAAACTTGTTTATGCCCATCCAGTAGGCAATGTTGTTTGAGTACACAGCCGAATTCGGCCCAGCTATGGTAATGTTTGAGCCAAGGAGCTGCGCTCCCCATACCTCTGGAGCACCTAGATACTGTAGGCCGTACAGGGCTGCATCTGACCAGACCAACACTTCTTGGCGTGCTTGGATAGCGTCTACGATTTCTGTACCTTCTGACAGACGTAAACTACCTGCTTGGTTAGTAGCCGCAGGTGTCCAGTTAGCTGCGTCTTCTTGGTCTGACCATCGGATAAGCATAGGGTCTATGCCAGCACTACCAATCTCGTTTGCCCCAAAACAGAACGCAAAGCGGAATATGTCAGATACAAACGCTAGATTTACTACAGTAGGTACATCGGACGCACCTCCCAAAGAACTTACAGCAACAGCACGTGTATTAACCCCGTTACTTGCGTCCCAGTAGTATGGTGCTCCGCCCCTGTGGGCAAAGAATAAGTCCTCACCGAAGTTAGACTGACTCCAGATACGCATAGGCGCCAATGTTGTACCACCTGTACCCCACGTCCCAGTACCCCAACGCCCTGCACCCCAACCAGTAAACGGTACCTCAATCTCGTTACCCGTATTGATCTGGTAGGTGCCTACTGTGCTGCCGCCACTGTTACCTGTATCTGACCCGTTAGCCAGTACAGTATTGCCAGAAGTGTCCTTGGCCTCTACTGTGTAGGAATTGCCGTTAATTATGGTAGCTATTTGGTACTCTTGATTGAGCACAGCCGCAGTAATATTGCCGCCTAGAGAAGCAGCTCCAGAGAAAGTTACAAAGTCATTCTGGAGGGCGCCATGAGAAGCATCGGTTACAGTAAGAGTGGCATTGCCGTTTACGGCTGCAAATGTAACATCGCCCGCTGCTGTGGTTGCTCTAATAGGGGTAACGTCAAAGTAAGCCCCACCTCGCTCAATGTAGTATTTGAGGTGAGTACCTACAGAAACAAGATTCTGAAGACTAAGAGTAGCCCAGTTGAATAGCGAACGTGCTACACCTAGGTAAGTATTAGCAGAGAGCTGTTCCCACCCGCCTATTTTCTGGGGTAGGCCACGTCTGAAGCGCACCTTATCAGTCTCGTACCACTGACCTTCGGCGGCATACCGGGTAGTTTCTCTGTTTACTCCCGGTTTGAATTGTAATTTTCTAACTGCCATTTAGACCTCAATCCGCGTACTCACCACTAGCAATCATGTCGGTCAGCTCTAAAGCACGGCCACCAACTTGTTTTGCCCACCTAGAGTCCAAGAACTCTGTAGAGGCTTCTGTGTAGTCTCCCGCTTCCATAGCGGTTAATGCGCGTCGAAAGCCACGTAAACGCGTAGCTCCGAGGTTAAATGCAATGTCAATAATAGCATCTTTTCGTACATCATCAAGACCGTTAAACCACGCGTATTCTGAGGCTAGCTCCTTTATTACACGCTCAACATCGTTCTGTAGTAGGTAATCTATCTCGTCCTCGGACAGCCCCATACCGCCTTTCTGGTCGATATTGCGGCCTACTCCTACAGTGACCTTACCTTCAGAGCATTCATAAGCATGAGTTTCCACACCCTCATGGCGCTTTAACATGTCAATTAGCTTTTCCATATTATTTCTTACCGTTTGATCCGCCGTAGAAAAAAGCCGCACAGGTGCCTAAAATGCCTGATAGCTGGCCCAATACTAGCGAGATAATAGTCTCATCGTTCTGATCGTGGGGCAGTATGGTTACGGTCATAACGTACGCACCGTATAAAATTAGTGCCAATATACAGAACACTTTAGGTGTTAGATCGCCAGAGAACTTAGCTCTAGCATCCTTTCTGTCCTCGACTTCTGTCTTAAAGGACTCTAAATCGATCTCCATTTCGCGGATACGATCCTTAAACTCTTTGTCCGCCTCTTTGAGCAATACCGCTTTTTCAGGTTCGCGCTCTATGAGGTCTTCAATTTCGTTGGCCGTGGCATCTGGCATACCCAGTTTTTGCGCTGCCATTTTGACAGCCATGCCCGCCATTGGCCCACCCGCTGCACTGGCTATAGTAGGTGCAAGGGATTTAAGTAGGCCACCTAGTTTCATTCCGCAGCTTCCACAATTGTATCTATGGTGTCACATACATCAGGCACTATAACGCCGGTTGTTGCAGACAGGGCACCACGGCCAACTGCCCGGACACCTTTGTAAAATTGATTACAGTATATTTCTTTGTTTGCCATAACTTGCTCAACAGACGTACAGCTAGACAACGTGAAAACAGTTAAAAAGCTAATCTTTAATAAACATTTCATCCGCCATATCCTCCAGTTCTTTACGGGCT